TAAAACTATATTAACCTGTAGCTAATGTACGTACAGTTCTTCCAACATTAACACCGATGCCGTTTGGAACACCAGCACCGTTAATTTGAATTGCATTATCATAACGAAGTGTTATAGTAATATCTAACGGATCACTGGTTTTGTAATCGGCATTTTTATAAGATACTTTTTGTATAAAGCAACCATCAAGTTCGAATGTTTCTAATATATTTGGCTGGAACTGGCCATTTCCACCATCTAATATTTCTATTAGAGTTGAAAACTTATAATCAATACCACTAGCAGCACTAGCTTGTTCATAGAAATCGAATTGTTTCTGGATTTGTTCGCCAACTAATTTACTAACTGAACCATTAATATCATCACGAATAACCATATCAATATCGCCCCATGATGGTTTACCAGCTAGCTTAATTTTGCTGTTATACACATCTAACGTGATATCTTCGAATGAAGGAGACGGTCTAGCTGTGTTCATAACCTGTTTGGTTAATTCAGTTGTAGGTTTGCTAACTCCAAATCCTTGAAATAATACTCGAAATCTATATGAAAGTTTCGGCATTAACAATCCCTGGTTAGTTGGGGATTGATTTCCTTGTAGTGGAACTCCGAATCTGCTTAAACTGGAAATTGCCATTTAAATGCTCCTTGTCTCTTTTATTTACCTTTAAAACGTACCTGCTGCGATAGCACCAGTATTAACCAATCGTAATGGAATGTAGATAAATTCTACAGCCTTAACTGGTTCAATAGCAATGTCCATCCATAATTCATTACGATCGATTCTAGCTGGTGTATTATTCGATTCATCACATACTACAATAAAATCGTATAATGCTCGTTGCCCTACTAATTCTAATAGTAAGCTTTCTGTAGCGGCTTTAATTTCGTCTCTTGTAATTTTATCATTTGGTTCGAATAAGAATGGTTTGGCTAAAATGTCTAATTGTCTACGTAAGTAGCAAACTAATCTAGCTACACCAACACGATCAAGCGCACTGGTTGCATTAGCACGAGTATATTCTCCCATCACAGTTAGACCAGAACCAGTCAATGTTGCAATCGGATTAATATGACCATTTTGAGCCATAACATCTCTTAAACTTTCGTATAAAGATGTTGTTATAAACTCGCCAGTTTCCGAATCGACATACCCTACCGAAGTAGCATTATCGACGGTGCCTCGACGCAATCCTGCCGGTGCAAACCAAGGATAGCTAACACTATCGCTTCTAGCAATTGTGCGTAATATCATATGGCTCGGTGGAACTACGATATTGTTACCTAAGTTATCATTTGTATAACCACTCGGATAATAAACCGCAGTATAGTTATCGTAACTTACTAATCCTACGTCACCATTATCAAGAGCATTATTGGTATTATTACCATATGCTGCTAATGAAGTACCATCTGATGGCAAGTGGAACGGAGTATCACCAATTACTAATGCTGTCTGATAACGATCAGTGTTTAACCCGATCATATTTTGAATAGCTTCTGGATAACCCGGGCAAGCAATTAAATTGAATACTAGAGAATCAGTATCTCTAATAGCTTGATTAGTATCAATTAATGATTTAAGTGCTTTTACTACCACTGATCTCTGTGCATTAGGACCAAATGAACCAACACCTGAATTATCATTAGGACTTGCAGTTACCCAACGATCTGCAAAATAAGGTGTTGTACCATCCATCTGATCGGTCGGTACACGAATGTTATAACCATTATTAGCATAAATGTTGATATAATTTTGTACATATTTCTTAACATTAAATCCACTGCGACGTGTATTCCATAGGCGTGTACCTTCAGGATATAGTGCAGGGTCCGGGCAATCCGGATCAACATAGTTACTGCTTAATAAGTCAGTGATCGATGACGGAGTAGTTGATTGTCCAGTAGTTGCCCAACGTGCATCTGCAAATAACCAACCGTTGGATGTTACATGATCTGTTACATCTTGTAAAATCCATTTGTTGCTAGTACTAGCAGCGCTATTATAGACATAAATCATTTTACCGAAATTTGCCATATCAGCTGTACTAACCCAAATATCACCAGTTGCCAATGTATTGCCTTTGCTATTTAAGACAGGCTGAGTGGCAGAAATTATAGGACCATTCGGATCTGTTGTAGAATTAAATGGCGATCCAGATGCTTTATATCCTAACCATTTACCGCCGTAATTATATAAAATATCTACGTCATCTATTGAAGGGTTGTACCATAATTGACCATCTGTTGGGATAGTATATGGTGCAGTCGATGTTGCAGTATAACTTAATGGCTTCCAATTACTTGCTCTAAGAGTGAAACCATCTGCATCATACATACCTGCTTCGTATAGGTTCGGTGTTCCGGTATATCCTGTAGTTGTAGGTTCCCACCCAGAGAAACTTAATGTGCTTCCAGTACCGCCTGTTAATGGATTGTTAGTTCCGTCTTTCAATTTAAAATCACCGCCTAAGCTATGACTAATTGAAAGTACTCCAGTTCCACTATTATATGCTGCTGATACATTTGTTAATCCTGCAGCACTTAATGACGTTACAAACTGGCTAGGTGTAGCATTTGCAGGAACGGTAACAGTAGCAGTATTATAGTACCCTGTTTTGCCTGCAAGTGTTTCCGAAATTTGGAAACTACTTGATGTGCCTGGGAATGTAAATGTATTTGCTACAGTTTGTGTAATAGTTGTAGGAGCTGTGGCACTTCTTCTCCAAATAGTGAATTCTGCTAGTGCAACCGAACTTGTACTTGCTCCTGTTCCGTGATCATAGTTGCTTTCAATAAACAACGAACCAACAGGAATACTACGGCCGCCGCCTGAGTCTAAAGTAGATAATGCGACATCGGTTGTTGGGTAAATTGGTGTCGAAACACTGCCCCATGTTTGAGTTGCCCCATTATAATATTTTATCGACCAGTTTGCACCATTATTTGGAATTGTAGTCTTGATCCATAAGCTACCTGTAGCATTCCCATTGCCAGTGAGCGAAGAACCACTAATACTAATACCACTAGAATATCTAGGAACTTGAGTATGTGCTTGAATTGCTATTCCAACAGGTGCATATGTTCCTGTTTTAAATCCAAATTTAGTTGGAGAATCAGTACCTGCAGTTATATTAATGGCGCCATCTGGTGCGCCTCCAGTTGAACTTGCAGTTGCATCTGCAAATAATGCTAGGTAACCATTGATTACTTGTGCTCCGAACCCATATGAGTAGCCTACTGCATTAATACTATTAGCAATACCCTGTGCAGATACATCCGATGATAATGTAATCGCTTGGCTATTGATCGAAAATGCATTTGTTCCAGTATTGATGCTTGTACCAAGTCCGGTACTAGTAACAACAGGAATACTAGTTTGCCAACATGAACTTGCCGACCACCCACTCATATTCCAATTTGTTTCTCGATTAGTTCCAACAACTACCCAATTGTTTGACCAACTCTTATACCATAATTGATTAGTGTTAGCGGATGTATTAACTAAAGCATATGAACCTACAGTTCCGAAACTTGGATTCGGTGTGTAATAATCACCGGAGAACCCTGCAACAGTAGCTGCATTAGAATCATCAATAATTAAAGGTGTTACATTATTAAATACCTTGTTGGTATTATCCCATTGACTAATTCCGTAAACTGAATTTGCAGTATCTACCCAATAAGTTCCGGATACCGGAGGCCCATTTGGAATACTGGTTGTTGGTTCTAATTGACTTAGATCAACATCTGCACGGACTACATATGCTTGGCTACTAGCTCCTAATAAACTATAAGCTGCTTGCAATCCATATTCATTTAATTCACCTGCATTTACAGGATTTCCACTAGCATCTGTTTCGAAATACGGAGTTCCGAATGTATCGGATAGATCACGTTGACTAGTGATTGTCCATACTTGGCCGGCGTTGGCGTCTAATGTTCCAACGGCTGTGCTAGTAGCACTAGCATTTGACTTATTACTTGCAGATGCTACAAAAATTAAAGGTACAGTTCCCGGTGCGGCAGGTACATAAAAACTTTCATTAATAACTGAAACTTGTACGCCGGGTGAATTAAGTGTTGCCATTTATCGATCTCCTTAAAGGATGGTTAATTTTATTTATCGGCAATTTGGTTTTTTCGCCGGTTAAATACTTGGTTAAAAGGGCGCGATAAAGGGACTGATCTATGAGGAAATTGTGTAAAAAATGCAACCAAAGACCGGTTGCTATTAATTATTACAAAAATAATAAAGCATACTATAGAACACAATGTGATCACTGTTCTAGAGTTTCTAAAAATGGAATCCCAAAATGGGCTAAAGCTGGTTATAAGAAAAAATTAAAATGCGACAAATGCGGCTATACTAGCAAATGGCCCGAACAATTTAACGTCTATCATATCGATGGGAACTTGAATAATTGCAGATATGATAATCTCAAGTCAATCTGTGCCAATTGCCAACGGCTACTTCATACGCAACATTTACCTTGGCGTCAAGGAGATTTGGTACCCGACTACCCGCCATTTACTAAATATTAATGCTCTTCGCGACACGCCAATGCCCAAGAGCTCTAACATAAAGGAACTATGCCAGCAATGTATTTACAAAACAAATATACCCTATGGTATTTTAATATTATCAATAATGCTAAACTCCGAATACTTTCAAATGAGTATGATTTTTAAATTATATCTAATACTATCGATCTAACAAACATTGTAGAATTGATTTTAACAATAGATTCAAGCTGACTAAACAAATCTTGTTTACTACCATTATTTTCTAATACGTAATCAAACTCGGTTCCTACCCATGACCATTCGCTACTATGTACATCCGGATAAACTTCGGGCATCATTTCTTTATGTTTTAACGCAAAATCGTACCATTCGGGGTCATCGCCTCTTCGAACTCTAATCAAAGTTCCGCCGCTATTTTTAATAGATCGAAGCTCATTTGGAAAACGACAATCAGAAATAACAACATTCCGGGTACTATTTTTCAGTCTATTTTCAAGACTAGCAATCCAAATATCATCATGAAATTGTTGTCGGCATACTTCTGTACCCCAATATTGCAGGACCCATCTAGGGGTTAGTTTCGGCATATTAAGTCGTGTGGCCCACCAAGGATCAACACGCTCTCTCCATTCTCTGGCTTCTTCAGTAAGCCCTTCGAGTAGTTGCCTATCCCATCCAAAAATAGCAGAAACAGAATCTTTAAGATTACTGGCAAAACTTTCTCTTACAAATCCATGATGAGTTACCAAATAATCTGCAATAGTATCTTTGCCGGATGAGATAAATCCGACTACTCCTAAGATAGGCATAAAAACTCCTAATAGGAAATTATTATAAGTTAACCGATTACAAATGTCAATGGCTGGCCGCCATCTTGGTAATTTTTAATCTCTTCATCGAGTTTTTCAGCCATTGCAGTGCCTTCACTTTTAAGAGCGGCGCCGTTGAGACTGGTTCCGCCTTGAGGACCCGCAATTGTAGCAAACTTTTCGCGTGCTTCGCCTAACATAATTTTGGACATTGCTAACGCATAATCTCTTATCCAAATACCTGCATATGGGTCTTGAAATAAATTAAAATCTGGGCGGTAATTATACATCCAAACTAGAATATTTTCTTCAGTTTGAGGACGCTGGCTGACTCTTAATTTTTTAGTAGTTGGATTAAAATCAAAATTAATGAAGCTACCGAACATCTTTCCTACTAAATTTTGATAAGCAGAAAATGCAAAATAGGTACCTAAACCTCCCATATTGCTGCTACTTAATAGATAAGTGTTAGTATATGCTAGGTTAAATGGCTCAAATAAGCTACCACCATCACCACCGCCTGAACGAGATCCGATACTACGACGGAATAATTGTCTAACATGCATTACTTCTTTGGGCATGAAGTATTCATTTTGATCAACTTGTAGCGTGATAAATCCGAAACTTTCTTCTGTACTATTTT